ATCTTTTGCAAACTCAGCTAATTCTGTTTTACGAGCAACAATCTTAGCATCCATTTCAGCTTTTTCAGCAACTTTCTTAGCTTCTTCAGCAGCTTGATGAATCTCATCTAACTTTTTCATAGCTTCAGCTAACTTTTGTGTAGCTTCATCTAATTGTTTCTTCAAATCTGCAACTTCTGCATTCTCTACAGGTTTAATAACTTCAGCAACTTTAATTGCTTCAGTGATAATCGCTTCAATTTCGGCAGTCTGTACTGAAGTAGGGTTAGTTGTCGTAGGCCCTTTCACTGTCTGCAAAGATACTGCATTACTAGTACCTTTCTTACCAACTAAATCCATCAAAGCCACATTGGCTTTCTCTAACTCTTCTTTTGTCAATTCTCGACTAATTGAAGTTTTTGCAATTTCTTGAATAACTTCTTGATTAGTTTCCTTCTTGAATTTTTCTAATAGTTCTTTCATGGCTATTGTCATTACCTTCCTTGAAATTTTCCTATCCACAGAATCTTTGGCGATGCTTAGCTGTTCAAACATCTTAATTACTTTATCATTACTAAGCATCAAACAAGCATAGTCTAACTGAGCTAAGGTGTGAATGGGAAATATTCTAAGTTTTCCTTTTTCTATATTTTTTACTACTGCGAAGTCTTCGTCACTTAGTTCCAATCTATCAGTATAACTGAGTTTTGGATATGGAGACATAGATTCTTCTAAAATACAACTTAATCTATTTTCATCACCATCAAATTGCTTTATATAATCACCTAAATTTTCTGTTTCAGCTTTGCAAACAAGGTCTTCCATTTTCTTAATTTTTCGGCCTTTTTTTGTAAGTTTAGATGTAGGTGTCAAATCGGTACTCATTTCTGCTCCGCAAGAAACGCACTTAAGATTTGCTTTACTTTTGGAATAGTCCATCATCATAACATCCATCATATTCTTTTCTTTACAACTTAAACATTCAACTTCAGATAGTGCAGCAAAAATTGATTGAGTATCATGAATATAATAACGAGATTCTTCTAAATCTTGAGTGCCTAATTCTTTAGTCTTTTTAAGAATTTTAGACTGAACAGTTTCAACATCATTTATTTTCTCATCTATATTATGGACATATTTAACAGGTTCTGTCATCACAGAAGCAAATTCTAGTACTCTTTCTTTTGCCATCTCTAATACTCCTGCACCCGCAAAAGCTGGTTGAGATTTAATAAGTAATGCGCCACCAGCAAACTCAATATCTGTTAAATTATAACTTTCTTCATCTTTCATAATACGATTACCCCAAGCTTCAAAAGATACAGCTAAATTGCCTTTATCAAATAACTCTTTAACTATATCATAATCTTCTTTAAAGCTACCTTTAAAAATAATACCATAAGCATAAATAGTATCATTCACTAATTTAGCATCAATCCAATAGCCAACAACATTTTTACGAAAATGGTCTAGGTCTACTGATTTACCTACTAAAGTGCTAAGAGAAGCTTTAACTTCTTCTTTAGGAAGAGTACACTTATTCTTATTCTCTTTATCTACGAATGCATACACGCACTCAAAAACTGCTAAATCATTAGCAGGCAACACAATCCCTCGTTTAGCTGCAATTTCTGCTAACTTATCTTTGTCTTTCCCTTCGTCAAGAATACGAAAATGTGACCCGTAAGTTAAATCCTTTAGAAAAGTTTCAATATGACCCATTTATAAATCTCCTTATTATTGATTCTTAAAATGCTCTACTTCTTTAAGTCTTTCAACAGCTTCTTTTTTAGTCTTATATGGACCGCCAAGATTTTTTCCTTCTTTTGAAATTACATGCCAGCCATCTGATTGTTTAACAACTTTGCCTTCTTCTAAAATATCTTCAACTACTTCTGCAAAAGCAAAAGCCTGTTTAAAATTTTTCTTCTCTACTGGGGCTTTTCTATCAGGTAAATTAGTTTCTGGAGCTGTTTCCGTAGAATTATCTTCTTGATTTTGAGTAACTGGCGGATAAAGCTTCTCATCCATACCATCTTTAGTTTCTTTAGCTCTTCGTTGAACTTCTAAACCAAAATCTAGATTACCAACTAATTCTACAAGTGATTGTTTAGACAAACAACCTCTATCATATACGCTGCGAAGAATATCACGAAAATCTTTATTAATAAATGATTTAACAGGTGAACTAATAATTTTAATTTCTGCATTCATCCATTTTCTATGAGAAGCAGAATTACGTTCTATAATTGTAGCAATAACATCATTTAAAAGAGCTTTAAAATCATTGATGCCCTGGTCTACTTCAGCCATAAAAGGTTTTGGATTAAGAATAGCTTCTCTGCGTGTTGAAGCAGCACCTTCTACAATATCAACTAATCCTAGACCAGCTAAAATTCGCTGTTCAATAGGAGCATAGATAGTACTATTAATTGCTTTCTGATACTCTGGAATATACTCAGTAATCTCAGTATCAAAATTCGTATGAAAAGAAGGAAAACCAGGCTCTGTTTTTTTCTTAGCTACCACATCTTTCAAATCTTCAGACGCCTTTTTTAAATCTTCAGCGTCATAAGTAATATGCCCATCTAAAGCAAGACGTTCAGTGCCTTTCTTTACAATAAGCAGATACTCTAAAGCTTTACCTACAATAAATTCACCTTTTTGTGACATTAAAGCTAAAAATTTTGAGTTTCTATAAATACCCTTTTTTATAATATAAGGAACTGGAAGATAAACCCCCCAAGCTTCATAAGGTTTTTGAACAAAAATACATTCGTTCTCTTTAGTAGGCAATTTAATATCACCTTTAATTCCACCTTTAGTATTAATAATATCACTGCTATTACCAACTCTAATATAATAAGTTTCATCACCTAAACGAACTACCCCATCAGTAGAATTACTTTCTACTTTAATATCTTCTCCATCTACAAAAAACATAGAAGTAGGTAGGTCTAATCCGTTCTTTTTATTAAAAAATGTTCTTAATAGCAATTGTGAAGAACCCTTCCATCTTTCTCGGAAGTATTCTTTTGCTAGTGCATGTAACCCTGTAGGCACACTACCACGTAAATCTTCATTAATTTTTGTTAGCCACTTATTAAGTTCTTCAGTTAAATTTTCATTATCTGTTTCAATTCTATAATCAACTAATGCACAATTAATAGAAAAATCTAAAACTGTATTTACTAAACCTGAGGGGTCATCATTTAGCAGTTCTTTCACTGCTAAAACTTTTTCACGATAAGTAGGCGGAATTACAATAGCTTGGGTTTGAAATAATGACATTAATTCCGTAATCCAACGCATACTAGGAGTAAGCCCTTTAATTATTTTGTCTGCCATAAATTCTCCTTAAAAATTTTATACCCCGCTCTTGCAAAACTTACGAGCAACTACAGGTTTAAGTAATAGAAATTCTACCATCCAATGCATAATTGAAAATACTTGAAATGACTGAAACAAATGGTCTTCTTCAGATACGCACGAATAAACAGTTCGTGTTCCTGATTGCATAGAAACAACACTATTTAACTGCAAGTCTAATTTATAGTCTATAGGTAATTCTAGTACCCCGCTATACAACACATCTTTTAAATGTTTAATAGACCACTCAGACACATATTCTTCTTTATAAACAGGTTTGCCATCTTTAAACATTAAATGACCTTCTTCATCTTTATCAAAATCTACAGGTATCTTTTCATTAAAAGCACACCACACCAAATTCACCTGCGGGAATACTTCTGCTAATGAACGATAAATAGCTCTACCTGTACCATCTGTAGTATCTAATCCTATATAATTAGCTGATAAAGTTTCACCTAACCATTTAAAAACTTGAAACTGTTCTTTATCAGTTAAACCATATAAAGTAATGTTATGAGTATAGCGATACTTCTCATTAATTTTAAATACAATACCTATTTCTGATGGAGCAGATTCCCCTATGTCTGAAAATATATAACATTCTTCAGCATTTTTAGGGCGTTCTACAAATAGTAAAGATTTAAAAGAACCATATGATTTTTTATCAACTTCAAAACATTTAGTTTCTCTATCTTCATCATAATACTTACGAATACGTTCCATATCAAATACAGAAATGCCTTCTTCTGCAACTTCACCTTTAATAAAGACACGAAAGCCCACGCTACTCTCACCTGAAAAATCTTTTATAGCTTGTTGTTTAGCTTTACTATCCCAGCGTGGGTTGACATACTGAGGTAAATTAACTACTTTACCTTTTTGTGTTAAATCATAAAATGCTCGTCCGCACGGACTATATTTTGTAAAATTGGTCATTCCAGCAATACGATAAACACAACCTAATTCTGAAACTGAATCTCTACGTTGCTGATAAACTTGTTCTGTTTCAAAAGAAGCTTCTTCAATGTACAATCTAGTTAAATGTTTTTGGAAGAATTGTGCACCAGGCTTCTTACCAGTAATGTTCATGTTAATACCTTCAAGAGTATAACCTGAACGAGCAAAGTAGATACGATAACTAGGACTACGACTAACTTGGGGTTCAAAAATTCTAAAAAATGGATGATGGTCTAGACATTGAATAACTTCTTCTAGAACACCACGTATATGAATAGCATCATAAGAACAAAACCCACACTTCTCTGGCCCAAGTATAGCTACGGAAACAAGAAAGTCTATTTTCTCTACAAATAAAGTTTTACCAAATAAACGTCCACCTAAAGCATAAACTTCCCCTGCACCTTTTCTTAACTGAAAATTGTCTTTTTCAGAAATCTTAGGCACGTCATCTAGTATGTATTCATGGGAAAGTAATGGGAGTTGACCAATTCTCACATGAGCAAGTTTGGTATCTTCCATCACAGTCAGATTATCATAATCCGAGAAAAGCGTTTCAGCCTGAGCTACAACATAATAATAATCTTCTAAAAAATTTATTTCTTCTTCGGTAAGTTTTTTGTCAAGCACGATTGGACTCTGTTGTTAGAAAAGGTACTCTCCAAGACCCATTTTAATTTGTTATCTTAAATGCACTACTTTAATTCCTACATCATATGTACCTGGAGTAAACTGTTTAGAAGTATACCCTGTTATATCAAACTCTGCAGATGCATTAGAATTTAAATAAGCACAATTACTACTGTTAGCAATAGAACTTGCAAAACCTGAATTATTAGTAGTAATAGTACCGCAATAAACGGTTGGTGACGAAAACGGATTAACGTAGGGAACTATGTGATAGGGTTGCTGAAAAATCGAGGGGATATAATGATGTTCGTGAACAACTTCTTTCTTAATAACTCGTATAATCGAAACCTTTTTAGCTTTCTCATCTTTCTTCTGTCGTTCTTCGATTCTATCAAGACGCCCTTCTTTTAAATCATCTATATCTAACTTAAGTATCTTTTTCTCTTCTTGCAGTTCTTCTACTTGTTTATCTATAGCTGCAATTCGTTCAAGAGTACTCTTAACAACAACTTTTAATTTCTCAATACTTTCTTTATCTAGCTCTTCTTGGGCTGCTAGAAACGCCTTTTTTGCTATTGATTCTGTCATTTTTTCTCCTTATTT